CCTATGGCACTCTCTCTCGGCGGCTTATCCGCGTACACCCGGCAAAGCATAAAGCCTCTTCTGACGCAGGCCGTTCTGGAGGCTAAAATGCAGGAGATGATCAAAGCTGAAGGCTTGATCCTCCCGAAAGTAAAAAGCTCAGAAAAAATTCCTTTGATGGACACCGATGCCGTTTTCGGCACGCAGTCCTGCTCCTTTGACCCCTCCGGTACAACCAGCATCACGCAGCGTGAGGTTACCGTAGGTAAAATCAAAGTAGAAGAAAAAATATGCCCGAAAGACCTGGAGGCTTATTTCACCCAGGAAGCCCTGAAAGCCGGCAGCACTTACGAAGATTTCGGCAATGCCGAATTCCAGAAAGCATACCTGGATAAAAAGAACGCCCGCATCGCTTCACAGATCGGTGTTGCACTGTGGCAGGGTGATACTTCCAGCGGAACCGCAAACCTTAACAAGTTTGACGGCCTGATCAAACTGATTGATGCAGGTTCTCCCGTTGATGCCAACGTTTCAGGCTTTACCGGAGTAGCCACCATCACAACTCTCGACAAAGACAACGTGATCTCGGCATTCAAAGGTGTGCGAAAAGCAATCCCCGCACAGTTCAAAGGGAAGCCCGGTTACAAAATTTTCTGCGGTTTTGATGTATGGGAACTCTATCAGCAGGCGCTGATCGATGCCAACAACTTCCACTATACCGCAGTTGACCAGGTGAACTACGAACTGACCATCCCCGGCACTACGCTGAAGGTGGTGGCTGACCACGGTCTGGACGGTACCGGTGACATCTACGGTCTCTACATGCCTCACGTTGTACTGGCCGTTGACCTGGAAGATGAAGAAACCAACTATAAGATGTGGTACAGCGAGGACAACAACGATGTGCGCTTCCGTGTGGAGTTCAAAATCGGTGTGAACGTAGCCTACACCGCAGAGTGCGTGAAGTTCAAAGCGGCCATCTGATCGTAAACATTGATTAATCACAAAGGGCGGTGCGACAAACGCCGCCCTTTTTAATACCAACAAATTATGAGTTGTGCAATTCAGGCAGGTTACGCGATTGGCTGCGTTGATAGTGTAGGAGGCATCAAGGCCATCTACCTGATCACTTATGACGAGATCGCCAGCATGACCGATGCCAGCGGTGTGGTGACAGCCATCACCAAAGACACCGGCAAGCGGTTCTGGAAGTTTGAACTTCCCAGCCGTTCCAGCGCCAACGCTACCAGCAATCCGGTGGGCAGTATTGAAAACGGAACGCTGTTCTATCAGCAGCAGCTGACCTTCCCGATCAATAAGCGGGATGTAACCACCCGGAACATTGTGGCTACGCTGGTAAAGAACCGGGTGATTGCAGTCACCGAGGATAAAGACGGCATCTTCCGGATGTATGGTAAGGCTAACGGCCTGTTCAGCGGTGCCAGCACCGGGCAGACAGGAACGGCTGCAGGTGATGCCAACGGGTACACCATCATCCTGGAGGGGGATGAAAAGGAAGATTTCTTCCAGGTACAGGCAGACGTTGCCGCCGCCCTGGAAACTGCAGGATAACAGACAGGACAAACAAACGAAAGCCCCGGCCGGTGAAACGCCGGGGTTTTTTCATACCATGATAACGCTACGCAAAGGAACAACGCAGACCATCTATTTCACCGGTACGGAGAAGGCCACCCTGACCGCGCCGCGCTTCCTGTTTGTATTCACCCACAGGGCAAGCGGTGAGGTGGTGAAAGTGAACGTGGCAAACACATCCACTACTGAGCGCTACGACAGCGCCAGCATTGTGGTAAACAACTTATTCACAAATTCAACGGAAGGCCTTTGGAGTTACATTATAAGGCAGAAGGCATCCAATGACAGCAGCACAACCGAAAGCGGCGCCATCGTTGAAAGTGGATACATGACGCTGCTGCCCGCCACTGACTTCGCACCAACCGAATACACTGAACAATCAAACGATTTTGTAATCTATGCCGGACAATAGCTACGATAACCTGATTACGGTCAAGTTTGCCCGCGCGGAGCAGCCCAAGTTCGAGGAACGCAAGGGCAAGGGGTACATTGAGTTCGGCGCTGATAACAAATATCCCGATTACCTGCTGGGCCTGTATAACGAAAGCCCCAAGCATGGCGCTATCATTAGGGGGAAGGTAAACTACATTTTCGGCAAGGGTTTTAAGGATGTAACACAGGCGGCCAACAGCCACGGCGAAAGCTGGAACACAGTGCTGAAGAAGTGTATCCTTGACGATGAAATCTACGGCGGCTATTACCTGCAGATCGTGTGGAACAAGCTGAAGAAGGTAAAAGAGGTGTATCACCTGCGGTACATGAATGTTCGGTGTAATAAGGACGAAAGCCGGTTTTATGTAAAGCAGGATTGGAACGATAACAAAGAAAAGGCACGGGATTACACTGCGTTCAGCAGTGAGTTTCAGGAGGGTGAATATTCGCAGGTTCTCTTCGTAAAGCAGTACAACCCCCGCGGGGATGTGTACCCGTTGCCGGCCTACTTCCAGGGGCTGAACTACATTGATGCCGATGTTCAGGTGAGCCGGCACATCCTGGGCAATGCAAGGGATGGGTTCGTAGCTGGCACCATGATCCAGCTGAACAACGGCGAGCCGCCGACAGAGCAGAAAGCCGACATTGAACGCCGCCTGAAAAAGAAATTTACCGGAAGCGAAGGTGACCGGGTGCTGATCATGTTCAACAGCAGCCGCGATAACGGCGCAGAGGTGAGCACGCTCGGGCAGACCATGCTGACAAAGGAAGATTTCACGAATATCAATAACCTGATCCAGCAGGAAATATTTGCAGCGCATCAGATCACTTCCCCGGCGCTTTTTGGCATCAAGACCGAAGGGCAGCTGGGTGGCCGTAACGAGATCAAAGATGCCTACGAAATATTCAACAATACCTACGTTTCCGAAAGACAGCAGGCGCACGCTGAACTGTTCAGTAAACTGATGGGTATGGTAGGCATACAGGGTGAGCAGAAGATCACACCGGTGGAGCCGTTGGGCTTCGCTCTGGATGATGCCATGCTGCTGAAGGTGATGCCGCGTGAGTACTTCCTTGACAAGCTGGGCGTTGATCAGAAATACTATCAGATGCCTACCGTAGACGGTACGGCACCGGTCAACCCTGACCCATCCGGAACGGTAACGGTGAACAGTAACCTGGCCAGCATGACCGGCAGGCAGTTCCAGCAGCTGGAACGCATCAAGCGCAAGTACACCCGCGGCCAGCTCACCCGTGACGAGGCAGCCATGATGCTTCGTAAGTCCTTTGGCCTTGATGACGAAGATATCGCACTCTTCCTTGACGCTAACGCAGACGATCAGCAGTTCGCCACACAGGAAGAACTGGACTTCGCCCTACTGGAACAGTTCGCTGTGGAAGGTGAGGCGCGGGATCAATACGAAATACTGGGCAAGCGGCCGGCCGCCGAAGTGGAGTATTTCAGCGAGGTAAAGAATCTCACCGAACTGGAAAGCAACGTGATCAACATGATCAATAAGGACAAACGCGCCACGGCTGAAGTAATTTCCAAAGCGCTGAAAGCCGATGTTGACACCGTGAAGGGCGTGATGGCGCGGCTGGTGAAAGCTGGTGTACTTACCGAGCGCATCACGAAGGTGGGAACCGATGAGATTGTGGAACGCCAATTTGATAAAACGAAGGTGGCCGGGTACAAACCAACCGTTACCGAGATACTGCTGCGCTATACTTACGAGGGGCCGGAAGATGACCGCAACAGACCGTTCTGTAAGCGTATGCTGGAACTGAGCCGCGATAAGGTGTGGAGCCGCGCCAATATTGAAAGCATCAGCGAAAGGCTTGGGTATAGCGTATGGGATCGCAGGGGCGGGTGGTTCACACAGCCCAACGGCGAAGCCCGCCCGTACTGCCGTCACCGCTGGTTTGCAATCACCGTAATAAGGAAACAACAATGAGCGCCAATACCCTATTCATATCACCCGCACTAATCAAATCCCGCACCGGGATCAGTGACAGCATTGATGACAAGCAACTGAAGCCGATGATTAAGGTGGCGCAGGATATGTACATACAGCCGGCGCTGGGCAGCACGTTTTACCAGGCGCTGCAGGACGGGGTGGAGAATGACAACCTGACCGCCAACGAAACCGCGCTGCTGAACAACTACATCACCGATGCGCTGGTGTGGTTTACCATGAGTACGCTGCCGGCGGCACTCAGTTATCAGTTCTTCAGCAAAGGGGTACTGCAGAAAACAGCAGAAGAAAGTAATAACCCATCCCGCGCTGATATTGAACTACTGGAACGCCGGTATAAGGATAACGCCGAGTTCTATAAGACCCGGCTGATTAACTACCTGCGGGAGAACTACACGCTGTTCCCGGAATATTTCAGCCCTGGTGTCGGGTATGATGTGATCCAGCCGGAGAATAAGGCATACACGTGCCCGATCTATCTCGGCCCGGATACCTACGACACCACCGCAGGCATGGCGCTCAACAGGGCTACGCCGGTGGAAAGCTACACGGTGGAGATCACACCGGCTGCCGGGTTGAGTTCCTTCACGGTATCGCAGCTGGTAGGCCGTACCGTTATCCGCGCGGTACGGGGTGGGCTGACTAAGGGCATCATCACCACTGCCACCAGCGACACGGCCTACCTGCAGATCACCGGCAACCTGGTGACGCTGCCAACGGGTGATGTGACCTATGGCGAACTATTCATATTTGAGTACCGATGAAAAGAAAGTACAAAGAATCAATCGTAAAAAAAGTACTGGAACGTGACCTACAACCAATTCATAACAGAGATCAGCGCCCTGTGCGAAAGCCACGCCATGATAAGGGAAGTCAGGAACATGACCCCGCAGGAGTGGCTGTTCAAGGGAACCGCCGCTAACCTGCCGGTATGCTGCTTCGATGTGCTGAGTTCTACATTCAACAACGGGCAGGAACAGTCATGGAGTGTTCAGTTTTTCTTCCTGGACAAGTCTGGGCAGGAGGCTGAGTTTGAAACGGAAGTTATCAGCGATCAGTGGCAGATTGCCGAAGACATTTACCAACTGATCCGGGCAGAACAGGCTACGTTTAGCGTAGATGATACGATCACCATAACCCCGATCAGCGACAAGTATGAGGATTACCTGGCCGGGGTAACATTCACCATTAACATCACAACACAAAGAGAATTTAACGGATGCGACACACCTACATCATAGCATTATTGCTGATCATTTGTTCCACTGCTTCAGCACAGGTTTACCAACGCATGCCGCAGTATGGTTATCAGATGCCGCGCGCGCAGATAGACAGCGTGCTGCGGATCCCTTCCGATACCGTGCGTAATAAGACCGGGGTAGTGCGCATCGGTACACAGCTTTATGCCGGTAACGGTACATACTGGTCAGCCGCCACCATCGACACCACCGACATCCGCTACCGCCCGACCGCAGGCGATGGCATAAGCATCACCGGAACCTACCCATCACAGACGATTGCGGGCAACCCCGACACGCTGATCGCAGGTGCCAACATCACCCTGTCACCTTCCGGTACGAAAAAGGTGACGATTGCCGCCAACACCGCATCGCTGGATAGTTTGTATGGCGGTAAGGTGGATAGTGTGGTGCAGCGTGGCGATACGCTGCGTTACTTTATCGGTTCGGATAGTACGCTGGTGGGGGTGATTAGCGGGGGAGGGGGAGGGACGCTGCAGGATATAATGACTGGCAGTAATAGGGATAACCCCGGTGGGTATATTGCATTGGGCACAGGATCTGCGGAAAACGCATTAATATATCCAATAATTGCCATTGGTCAAAATGCAGCAGGTGATGTATTTGCGGGGCAAATAGCGATCGGAGATTCGGCTGCGTGGGGTAATGGTGGTAGTCATAACATATCCATCGGGGAGAGTGCCGGTAGCGGGGCAATACCTGGAAATTCAAAAGCTGACAGTTCTATTTACATAGGGAATTATGCTAATTCTAATTCGCCGTCTCAGCTTGTTAATGCTGTGGCCATAGGTAACAGGGCTTATGTACAACAATCAAACAGCATCGTATTAGGCAGCATCGCAGGAGTTAATGGTGCGACCGCATCCGCATCTGTAGGCATTGGCACCACCACCCCCTCCACCGCCCTGCACGTTGTGGGCGGCATCATCTGCGATTCAACACGCATCGGTAACGATTGGTTTTATACTAAGAAGGTAACGCTAAGTTCTACGGACATACTGAACGGCGCAACTAACGGGCCTTTTCTCGCAATCGATGCTCCCGGTGCAGGCAAAGCAATACAGATTATTAGCGCATCCCAATATTATTTTTTCAATACTACTGCATACTCTAACGGCGCAGACTTCGCATTGAAACACGGAATTTCATTTCCCCAGCTGATGAACTTTCCTGTCTTGACAAACAATGGTATAAGTTTCGGTGCCATCGGTATATTGAACTTAACGTCTGAAACTTTTATGGAAAATGAACCTATCTACATTGTAGCATCTTCGGATGACGTGGATGGAGATGGAACAACATCTTTTTACATCTATTACAGAATTATAAACCTTTAATCATGCTATTGAACATTCAAAGACTGGTTAATGCCAGCAGCCCACCTGAAGTAATAAACGGTACTAATTTAGGAACCGGCCCCGCCTCCCAAATTGAAATTAAAGGAGATGACCGGTTCGGTTTGATATCAGTTTTCACCGGCGATAACCCCAGTGGACAGAACATCTGCAAGGTTATATTCCAGCAAAATCACATGACCGACAACCTGATCATTGAACTGCGCCCGTATAACAGGCAGGCAATGGGTGTTATCACTGCCGCAGAAGCTATTGAAGGGAATGGTTTTGAGATCAATGCCAGTCAAGAACTGAACGACAACGATATATACCAGTTTGTTTATGAAGTAACCGAAATTATTAACGCATGAAACACCTCCTAACCCTCTTCCTGATCTGCTGCAGTTTCGCAGCAACGGCACAGACAATTACCCCGACGCAGTTCAGGAAGTCATTGGATAGCGTGGCGGCACTCTCCCGGACGGCAGACAGCCGGCAGGATACCCGCCTGACCGCACTGGAACGTAGCGTGGTGACCCTGCGCCCGGGAACGGTGGACAGCCTGAACAGGCTGAACGTGCTGCTGAACGAACTGTCCACCCGCATCGCACAGCAGGGCGCATCACTCAGCACGCTGAACGCTACGCTGGCCGGGAATGTGGCAACAGATAACGCGCAGGCGGTGGCAATCAGCAACCTGCAGGCCAGCGTGAAGGAAGCGCTATCTGCCGGAGTGCTGGCGCAGGATATGATTAACCAAGTGAAGCAATACCTGAAAGCGTTACCATGAGAGTAAAGACAAGGGAATATAAAAGATTGCTCAGGTGCGTCATGAGGTATAGAGCGGGCAGCCTAATCCGAAAAGTAGCAAACCATGCAAAACATTTTTACCGAATGAAAACAATCGCCGTAATACTGGCAATACTAACGTGCAGCGTAAGTACAGGGCAGTTACTCGTTGATGCCGACTTCAACAGCGGCAACCCTACCCAGGGTATTTTCCAGACGGGCAAGCTGCCGTATTACCCCGGTCGCTCCGCACAGATCGTCAGCGATGTGGTACGGGAGGGCGCAGGGGCATTGCGCATTGAACTGCATGATACCGATGTACTCCGGGCTTCCGGGCGCAGGGCTGAGATCAATATGCCCACCACTTCACCTATCAATCCGAATGTACGCTGGTACGCCTTCAGTCACTACCTGTCCGCCGATTACATCAGCGATGCCCTCCCGGAGCTGCACATGCAGATTGCCGATGCCTCCGGGCTGACCGCTCCTAACGTGGCCCTGTGGCTCACCAACAATCGCTGGGCAATTAATATCAAGTACAACGTCAGCGGTACGAATGTAGAGATCAACGCGCCGATTGATAACCCCGCCGCCACACTCGGGGCATGGGATGACTGGCGCATCCGCTACGTTCCCGCTATTGATGCCTCCGGGATCATTGAGGTGTACCGCAACGGCACGCTGGTTTACAGCCGCACCGGGCCAAACGCCAACGCGGTGGGAGGCACAATGGTAAGTTCCCGTTATGCGAACTTCGGTATCTACAAGTGGCGCTGGAACACCCCCGGCACCTATTACCCGAATCAGCGTGTGGCCTATTACGACAAGATCATGCTGGGTGACAGCACATCGACATTATCAACCTTTAACATATCAGGTACACCCGTAACGCCTCCGGCACCTACCGGAAGCCAGGCAGTACAGGGGTGGCTGTTTAGAACGAATTAACATGAGCGATCACAGGAGCGAATTAATAGCCGGGTGGTGGGGAGGCTTCACAGTTGGCGGCATTAGCGGCGTGAAAATATTTATGCTGCAAATGAACCCTTTCAGCTTCCCCGCTGAGTTTGCATTAAAACTTCTCGGCACCATTATCCTGTCATGTGTCGGCGGTGTGTTCGGTATGATGGCGCGGGATGCTTACACGCATTGGATTAAGCCCAAAATAAAAACCTTCAACCCTAAAAAGAAAATCGATGGCGCAAACGACATTCAGCACAAGTAACATAAAGAAACCCGCCCCTAAGAAGTGGCGCAAATTCGAGGACGGCATGTTGACTCTGCTGATACCGGCTGCCGTTGCAATCGTGCAGGGGTATGAGTTTAGCAACGAACTGCTGGCCACCCGGACGATCCTGTGGATCAATATCGGTATGGTGGCAGTGATTAAATTCATCGGCATGATGCTGGCAAACGGTGAGGAATATACCCATGTAGATAAGTCATAATTTGCAACTTTTCCGGAAAGATTCTATCTTTAACGTAAATCTGCACACCCTATGTACACCCCCTTCCCCAACTTCCCGAATAACCTGAACCACAACCCGAAATTCGAGCGGGCGGTTAAGTGGATGCTGCTGGTATGTACCGTGGCCATTGTGCTGAGTTATTGTTCTTCCTGCTACACCCCCGCCAAAGCGAAGCGCCAGGCACTCCGGGCCATGACGCAACACCCGGAAGAAGTACTGCCCCAGCTGCGGCAGTTAGCCCCCTGCATCACCGTTACCGTTGACACCTTCTATACAACCGTTGACACCACCATCACAGTGGACTGCCCCGACACATCAGCAGCGCAGTACTTCACGGTGCATGATACTATCACACGGACTGAGCGCAGGACTGTGAAGGTTCCCTATCCGGTGACGCTGCCGACCCGTACAGTGGTGAGGTACATCAAGGACAGTGCGGAAGTGATGGAGTGCAACCTCCGCAACGCAAGGCTGACCACGGAACGTGAACAAGCGATCCAACGTGAACAATACACCGCTGCGAAGCTGGGCAAGGCCCGCCGCACCCGAAACTGGCTGTGGATGGCACTGCTTGCTTGTGTGCTGATCGGCACCCGCAAGGCATGGCTGCCGGTGGTGGGGCGCATGGTTAATCCGATAAAGTAAACAAGACCGCACCCTATGAATAAAACGGAAACTGCGAAACAGTACCGGGAACAGTACGGCAATGACATGCCTACGCTGAAGCTGGCCAGGATAATGTACAGGGAAAACAACCTGCTGTTTAAGGATGTGGAAGATGCAAGAGGGAGGCTAAGATATATTGAAGGGAAATTTGGTACTGGGGGGGCTAAGAAACCAGTGTACCCAAAAACACCAGACCGACCCCGAAACCCGTACAACCTGCCGGAAACATTCCAAGAGAAAAGAGAACCATTTAAACTGCCTTCCGCCTGCAATAACATCCTTTTAATTTCAGACCTGCACATACCATATCACGACATTGAGGCTATAACGGTTGCACTGGATTACGGAAAGAAAAACAAAGTCAATACGATATTCATAAACGGTGATTTGATAGACAATGCGCAAGTAAGCAGGTTTGAAAAAGACCTGAATAAAAGGAGCATCCGAGAAGAATTTGACGCAACAAAACAATTCCTTGTATCCCTTCGCAAAGCGTTTCCAAGTGCATCTATTTATTGGCTAAAAGGCAACCATTGTATAAGGTGGGAAAAATTCCTTGCTCAAAAGGTTCACGAAATATGGGATGATCCGTATTTCCATTTGGAAGAACGGCTGCGACTGAATGAGCAAAATATAAAAATATTGGATGATAATGTTTTGGTAAAAGCAGGAAAACTATCAATAACACACGGCCACCACATTTTCAAGGGTATATTTTCACCGGTATCCCCGGCAAGAGGGGCATACATGAGGGCAAAACAAAGCGTTATTGTCGGCCACCTTCACCGGGCATCACACCACCCGGAGGTCGACTTAGACGGGAACATTGTTAGCTGCTATTCTATGGCCTGCCTTTGCGAACTAAGGCCAAACTACTCACCACTTGTAAGCAATTCGCAGCATGGATTCGCCCATGTTACGGTTGAAAATAATGGGGATTACCATGTCAAGAATTACCAGATAATTAAAGGAAAGATTTATTAAGTAAACACGAATGAAACGCGACCGTAGACAGA